CATACCTTGCGTGATAAGATCGGTATCAATTGCCATCTCACCTGTAGCATTAGTGGTAGGAGCTGCCGCATTCGGAATTTCCAAAACTACATTTGCCGAGCCAAAATTATATGTTCCCGCGGAGGCAACATCCCCACCTAATTTAAACCATAAGTCATCTGTTGAGTTATAGACTGCATTACCACTTTCAGTTATAGTAGCTGCCTCAAATGTACTGGCGGTAGATATATCTCCACCTCCTGCCGTAAGTACCAAATCGCCATCATCTCCTGCTATGGTGGCTATGGTCACTATACCTGCCGCTGTAGATACTTCTAAATAATCATTAGTATCATTAGATGCAGCTAAGCTTATTACTCCTTCATTATTGAATAATCCGGCTGCACCAGAATCATACTTAATAAGTGCGAAGTATTTATTATCCGCGTCAAAGAAAAATAAAGATGGAGAATCACCTACTCCATCATCTATATTTACTATTCCAGATGAAGTAAGTCCTGTAAAAGTTGCAATCTCTGTCGTATTAAATACAACATTCCCACCCTCAGTCAGGGTATCGGCTTCTAAAGAAGTTCCTAAATCATATGCACCAACTGCCATTTCTGCGGGGCCGATACTATCATCAGGTAAAACTATCTCTGCATCTCCTGTGCCATTAGTTATAAAAGTATGATCGGTAACATCCACGCTTCCATAATCCATATCTACCGCGCCGATTGCATCTAAACCTACCGAAGTAATTACTGTTCCTGTTATTGTAATATCACCTGTATAAGTTGCCCCTAAAGTACAAACATCAGATAAAGTCTGTGCTTCAGTTGCATCAAAAGTAATCGTATCAGCACTTTCAGTGATAGTCATTATTCCTGTATCTGCAAAGGTTATCGCAGTTCCTTCCGTAACTTCAGTATCCGGGCAGGTAATCGTATTCAACATATCATCAACTACCAAGTCCATTGCATTATCAGTATCGTCATAAGTAACCGTAATCCGGGTGTGAACGCTATCAGTGTCATTTATGAGTGCGTCTATCCAGTCATCAACCTGTTCTTGTGTAGTTCCACCACCTACATTATCATCTACATACTGCTTGGTGGCTGCATCCTGCGCTGAGGTAGGGTCAACTACATTACTAATCTTATGAGTTTTTAAATCTAAAATATCGTTTATATATATAGTTGTGTCTTCGGATGAATATAAGGTGGGGCCTGCACCATCCAAATCTATGGTCAGGTCAGTATCGGCTACTCCAAAATATCCTTTGAAGCGTATATTTCCGTCTTCACCAACTGGAGTTTCTATTGATTCGTCGCCATCAAGCGTGATTATGGCTGCGTTCCACTTTGTGCGACCGTCAACTGTTTCTTCTTGGGCATATAACCCTGAACCTAAAAGAAGTAAGCACATCAAGAGAATTAATTTTTTCATTTTTCACCTTCAAGCTCCTTTATGTCTTTTTTTAGGTTATGAGCCTTTACTTTTGCCCTAATCTTTAACTCCCTAAGTTTTATCTCGTCCCTCTGGCGGTCTATATCACTTAGAATCTGCCTCAATCCCTTTTTTTCGTTTGCTACCTTGTCCTCTTTCTTATCTACTTTTTCTTCCAGTTCCTCTAACTTTAATTCGGTCTCTGCAAGCTCCTTTTCCAATTCATCTAATTCTATCGCCTTTTCGTCCTGTCTCTTGGCTCTCAAGTCTAAATTAGAGCCTAATTCCTTTAATATCCCCTCTTTAGAGGCATTGAATATGCGTTGGTCTTCAACTTCCTCTTTAACCGCATTAAAATTGTTCCTATCCATTATTAACTCGTTCACCCGACCCTCAATCGTCTTGTTGCGAAGGTCAGTGTGCATCTGGTCTCTTGCTAAATCTGTTATCCTTTTGTCTATTACTTCTTTTTCTTTTTTTAGTCGTTCCGCTTCTTCCTGATTCTTAACTGCCTTTTCCTGTGTTTTTTCTTTGAATAACACTACTGCCTTTTTTTCCTTGTTTAGCCTACCCAATTTCAAGGCAACCTCTTTCGTTCCAGCCTCAATCTTTTTAGTCATCTTATCCAGCTTATACCTCAACTTAGAAATATCAGCTGTATCTCGTTTATCCATTTTTGATAATTGAGCCGTTTTCTTCTCTATCTTCTCGTTTAATTTTATAACCACTATCCCTAACTCTTTTTTCTTGCCCTCTACTCCAGCCACATTCTTTTCAAGTTCTCGCCGAGAAATCTCCAAATCCTTTAGAACCCTGGAGTTATGGCCAATCTCACCCTTTAACCTCTTTAACTGCTTGTTTAAACTTTCAACCGTAGCCATAAGAACCTCCTAAATTTCCTCCACATCCACTGTTAAAAAAATATTACAACTTCCCGCTTTAGCAATTGAAACCAGTATCTCGTCTTGCGTTCCCAACCTATCAAGAAACATACAATCGCCGCCTGTTGGTCTCCACTCCCAATCAGTCTCAGTGCCATTCATCGTATTGGTCTTTATAAGCGCATCATAATCTGAACCTATACCACTATCCCGATAAACATTGATTACATTTGAAGAAGCCGAATCGAAATGAGCTGTAATCTGGTTCAGCTTAAACGGAATACCAAATACAGTTGTCAAAGATAAAGCTACAGAAGATAAATCAGCCGTGCTATAGGTATATCTCTGCTTATCCTTTCTTATTACAATTACTTCCATAATTTTTCTCCTTCAAGGGATGAAGGTTTTTAAGCCCCCATCCCACAATTTCCATCAAATTATTCTGTACTTTCAAATTCGACCTGGAATGAGTGAACATCAACTGTGCCTGAAGCATCAAGGTCAGAAGCGGACTCGTCAACCCAGAACATAATCGTTACCAAGTCATCTACCGTAATATCCTCAACCTCAAAGTTCAACTGAGTACGAATCAACTTGTCATTATCAGATTGTCCTGCCGTCAGATTCGTATCACTTGAAGTAAATGCTGTGCCTGCTGTATCCCAAGCATCGCCTCCAGCCGCAGCCGTTCCAGCCGCTGATGCCTGAACAGCCATATCAAACACTACATCATCATTGGCTGTTTCAGCATCACTATATGACCAGAAAACATTCAATCTTCCACTATCAGCTACATATCCATCCGGAACTATCCAGTTCAGGAAAACAGTATCATCATGACCCGCAGCTACTGCATCATTAGCCGCAAATGACCACGCATTTACCATTCCCTGTTGTGTCGTTCCCAAATTGGCATAAGATGGTGAACTACCCGAATCCAATATAACTTCGTTATCAGATAGGGTGTACATCTTCGTTATACCAGACGGAAAAGCTAACTGACCAGCTGCATCTATTGAAATACCACTATGCGTTCCAGGAGTAGAGCTATAACCAATATGCAGTTTGTCGTCGCTATCATCTACCCCAGCATAATAGTCTGCTGAACTACCATCCCACATAAGCATCTGGTCATATCCTGCCTGACCATCACCTAAAGTCACCTTTGTGGTATTCGCATCTCCATCAATCGTGATTCTGGCATCAGTATCATTCGTAGCACCTATACCGATTTCAAATTCATCTGCTGAATCATCATAAGCAGCCCGAATATCTACTCCACCTGAATGAGAATCCCAAATCAAGGAATTATCGTATTCAGTGGCATCGCCAAGCTTAACAACTGTGGTTGTCGATGTATCTTCAACTGTTATTCTGGCTCCTGCTCCCGGCGTGGTTCCAAACCCGATTATCAGGTCAGCTAATGTGTTTTCAGTATAGATATTGAAATCAGCTGTTCCTTCGCCATCAAACTGAATTACATTATCTTCATCCACACCCGAACCAATCGTTAATGTAGGAGTTGAGCCTGACATCAACACATCGCCATCACCTTGTATAGTGAATTGGGTAGTGAATACATCTGCATCTGTCGCATCATTGGAAAAGGTTAGGGTTTCAGAACCCGTAGCCTGAATCTGCCAGCTATCGCCTGCATCCGTGTCTTGGTCAGCTGACAACTGCAATGTTGCTGTGCCATCACTACCGTCATTTGCCCAAATCTCAAAAATAACGCTTGAATCGTTACTACTTAACTTCAAGACATCATCTTCCGCATTGGTCAAATACTCGCCATCACCAAAGGTTAGAATATCTCCCCTTAAAGTTACTTGACCAGAGGTATTCAATGTCATTTGGGTGGTTGCACTTCCAACTGCACCATTCGCAAGAAATAACGAGTTAGTTGAAGTGTCCGATTCTATTGTCCAGTTATCTGCACTATTAGCAGCTTTATCAGCCGAAAGAACCAGTCTCGCATCCTTGGATGTATATCCAAGAGCTTGAATGGTTGCTTGTTCATCGTCAGATGCAAACTGCGCTATGTCATCAGTTCCAAAAGTCAATAAATCACCATTTGCAGTTCCCGTAACTGTGGTTACAATTAGAGTCGCTGTATTTATCGTTCCTGTGGTGATTATATTGTCATCTTCAAAGCTAATATCTCCCTCGGCAGCAGTAATAACACCGTCACAGCCACTAAAGTTAATTGATGGCTCGTCGGTGTCGTGCATAATGAACTCAACATAATCAGTTTCATCTCCACCTGCGAATATGTCAACCGTTCCGTGAGTTGCATCTGCCTCCGGTTTTAATTCTATACTCCCATCACTTGTAGACAATAACGCATCAACACCATCTAAGTTAATGGTAAATGTATCGCTATTATCCCCAAAGATTAAGGAGGCATCTGTATCTAAACTGATAGTCTGGCTATTGGTTTCTCCTGTGATATTATCTACATCCAGAATATCGCATCTAATCTGACCTGAAGAATGGGTCAATATGAACTTGGTTGGCGCAGAGGTCAAAATTGTGGTTGAACCTGAATCCTCCCACGGACTAACTACACTTCCCCAAGAACTCTTGGATACACCTAATAGAGAAATCGCATCACAATAGATAACACCATCACTATAGATGTCCTTGACTTCATAACTGTCTGACCCAATATCTACATTGTCATCTGTTCCCGGCACTATACTCCCGTCCGTAAAGTTCCAGTATTCCTTGAGGTTGGTATAATCCCAAGAGCCGAAACCCTCCGAAGCAAGTATTGGAGTTGCCAATAATAGTGCCAGAGCAATTCCTAAAAGCACTTTTACTCTTGTTCCTTTGAACATATTACTGGCCTCCTCTTTTTTCATCTAAATACTGGCTAATCTTTCCATAGTTCCCTTCCTTAAAGAGATAGTGAGAATAAACTTTCTTCTTGTTTGGTAGTTCCTTTTTCTTTGCGCCTACCAAACCAATTCCTATCTTCTCTAAGTCTTTTACTTCCTGTTCTGTCAACTCAAGCCAGCCAGAGAGACGCTTAGGGGACTTTTTTACTTCTTTTTTTACCATTTCTTCCTCCTATATTGACTTCTTAAATCCCATCTTGTTCAAAAACTCTTGTGTTGCCTGATGCTTTTCTGCCTCAGCCGGACCGGTTATATCCCGTTCCCTAACCCGTTCGTAACAAGTCGGGCAATACCACTCATCATTATATAGCTTGCCGTGATGGCTGGTCTCTTCGCACCAAACACACTTGGCTCTAATAAGACTCGGAAAAGTCAATGCCTATCTCCTTATGCGTGAGTGAAATTGCTGGCTGTAAACTTTCTCCAATCAGTCATCCAGGCTCCCCAGCGAACATTAATACTCGCATTATAATCGAGAGTTACTTCATCCCTGAAAAACCTGAGTTGAGGTGCTTGTCTTTCGTGCCACTCCAAGGCTTCTGTTGGAACCTCAGCTAATACCCAAGCATCTGTATCGGTAAGATAATCCCAAGCAATAGTCTGCTTGATTTTTCCCTGATACGGATTCAAATCATTTATGTTCTGACCTGGGAATCCTCTGGTTGTATTCAAAGCTCTATCAACCGCAAATTCCAAAGCACCCGTGGGGATGATTACCGCATTTGGTTTGTTTTCTACTACCCGGTCTCTTTCATCCTTCGCATTTGTTACTGCGTGGCGGATATACAGAGTTTCAAAATTAGCCGGGCTGAACGAATTCGCTAATGAGTTATAATAAGTCGTGCCAATCTTGTTTTTGCGCGTGTTATCGCTCAAATTAAAAAAAGGCTCGCTATCATAACATACATTTCCGGTTGTGTCTGTGTTTGCCGGATGCGTGCCATTAAATACCCAGTGTCCAAGTAAATCCGGCCCGTTATTAAAGAAATAAGCTGCAAAAGTCTCTTTCAAAACTCGTACGCTTCTTCCCCAAGTGCGAGCAGAATCCTTTAACACATTGCCTAACTTTACTGTGTCTTCTACTTCATCCTTACTTAAACCCAGTCCTTTTTGGAAAGTGTGATACTTGATTAAATGTGACCAGCCCTGCACTGGAGCTTCAAAGACAATTGACTGCCTCTCAGCGGCTACTCTCTCAAGGTCACCCAATCCGAGCAACTGCGTCTTTTTGTCTCCACCACCCTTTATCCCCTTTGTTACTACCTTAAATATCTTGGGGTATGTGGCTTCTTTCTCGTTTACTCCCTCGTAATAAGCCTTATACATATCCTTCTGGTGTAAGGCTAATACATCTCTTGAAAGTCCTACTGCCATTGTTTACCTCCTAATTTTTAAGCCCCTGCTGCATTTGCTGAACCCATCTTGTTGGAGTTCATCTTTACATCTACCCAACCATCAGTATTGTTGCCATCAACAATAATCAGAGTATCTTCACCTGATAGGTTAAGTACTGCCCCTTGCATATTTCCAGATACTGATAGGTCGCAGGTTTTAAATCTCATCGTATAGTCATATGTTCCCGCATTTATTGGAATCCGATATACAGATTCACAAGAAATATCCAACGATGCGACTGTGCCGCCTTCAGATGCTAATGCGTCCTGTTCAGACATAACCGCCCAACCATGAATCGGGTCGGAACCAACCGCAGAAATCTCAAAATTACCTGAAGCGTCATCATCAACAAAGTTACCACCGAGATGATTAAAATCCTCGGAAGCGCCAATTCGCACATTTGGAACCATACATCTGGGTCCATAACTATATCCATATTTGATTTCTTTTGCCATTTTTTTCTCTCCTTTTAGCAGTTTCCTAACGGTGATTTTAGTGATTAACCCCGTTTACTCCTGCTAAAGTTATTATTATTTAGACCTTTCTTGTCTTTCCTGTTCCATTTTTAAGCGGTGGTTATCAATTTCAAGAAAGTCCTTTTGTGTCATCCTCTCCTCGCCACCCATATCAAGCCATTGTTTTTCTTGTTCCGGGGTTAGTCTTGTTTTACCTCCCGATAAGGATGGTTTGGCTCCTTCCACGCCTACCTCACCAAGTATGCGCTTTTGTTCCTGTCCAGCCCTCGTCCCTTTTGCGGTAAGTTCTTTAGAGAGTTCCTCAAAATGACCGCCTACTATAAGGTCTCTAACCCGTTTTACCATTCCCTTCTGTTGCTTCATCTCTAAGGGCTGTTTGTCAATCATTGTCTCTATTTCCTTCTGATAACGCTTGTAAAGGGGGTCGCTATTCAACCGTTCCCTTTCCAGAGTTACATTATCATTTGCCTTATCTATCATAGACGCATGTCTCATATTTGCCATTCCTGCCTGTGTCATCTCCAGCATTGCTCCAATCTGTTCCTCGTCCATAGCTGGATAACGCTTCTGCCAAGCCTCAATTACCTGTGCCCTGGCATCTGCTGGCGGTTGCCCCTGCTGAATGCGTCGGTCTATTTTTGAATCTATTTGTGAATCTATCTGACTTTGTGATAATTCGTCTGCTTTTACTGCTAAAGCATCCTTTTCCTCCCTGAGCTTGCCATATTCAGCCTGGGAAGATATATATGCCTTTGCCAGCTTCTTCTATTTCTCAGTTAGCGATTCGGGCTCTATTGCATACTTCTTGGCTATACTGCCTACAATATCCTCTTCCTCACCTTGAGCTTCGCCCTTTTCTTCGCTCTTTTCTTCGCTCTTTTCTTCGCCTACCTGTTCCTCTACCTTCTCTTCTACTACTTCTTCCTGTTCTTCTACTTTTTCTTCGTCTACCATTTCGTCCTCCTTAGGTCTTTGGTTAAAGGTTCCTATTTAAGCGTCTTTTAACGCCCCTTAGGCGTCTCTCAACGCCTTCTGTTGCTTAACTGCCTTAAGTGGTAGGACTATAAGCAACTTGAATACCTTTAAGCGCTCCTGAAGCCTCGTTACCATAAGCTTGTCCTGACCCTCATAATTTATAAGCAAATTGATTTGCTTCTCAGCTATATTCTCAAATGTTGCCTCAAACTCCTTATAGCGCTCATCTGCAAGCATTGACCTGCCCAATTCAGCAAGTTTCCTTATCTCTGCCTCTACCTCTTGCGGACCTATATCTTTAGCCGCTTTATCCCTTTCAGATAACTTTCTAAACGGATTTGACATTACATACCCTCCGGCTGTATTGTAGATGGTTGCATAGACGGTTGCCCCATTTGCCCCATTTCGCCTCCTGGTGCTCCGCCCGGTGCTGGCTGTCCAGTTGCCTTAGCCTGCATTTCTGCCTTTTTTTGTTTATAGTACTGGTCTATTGCTTTTTTCATATTTTCAATTAGTGTCTTTTGGAAATCAATTTTTGAAGGCCAAATGCTATCCGCTTTAGCTCTCCAAAGGTCGCTCCACCCCTCAATAAGTATTCTTCCCAGATTATATACTCCCTCTGGATTCTTCTCTAAATGAGCCCTAAACATCGGATTAGAAGTTAAAAACTGTGTCAAAGCCAGATTCTCACGCTTCTCCATAATCTTATCAAATGCAAATGAATATGCGTTTGCTGTTATATTCGTTCTCAACCTCAACTCCTGCTTACTCATATTCCCAAATACACTCTTTCCGGCCGCTACACTTGCCTTCTTAATGCGATACGATAAATCCTTGCGATACTGATAAAACAACTCTATGGTCTGATAAGCTAACTCATTCATAGAAACAAGAAGATTCTTGATATATCCCTTTACATTGATATTCGATTCCTTGAGCAAAGCCATTGTCTTCTTGGCTGGTGCATCCGGGTCTATCGGGTCAGGCTTACCAGTCATACTTGCTGAACTTACACCCGAAATATCGTCTCCCATACGCTCATTATACACATTCAAGTGTATCAATCCGCCTATATCTGCACCGCGAGTAACAACTTCCTGTATCTCGTTTGGGTCTGTTTCATATGTTAGAGGCATACCCATCTTGAGCTTGCGCGCCAACAGCTGTTGAGCAATAGTCGAATCTTCCTTGACCTTGAACATTATCGTGTTTCCCAGTTGAGCCGCATCCAAAGTGAAATTAGCAAGTGCATTTGCAACTATGTTCGTGGGTTGCAAAGTCCTACCCAAACCAGATTGATAGAATCCACTTGGACAGCCCGGAATACCTCTTTCACTCGTAAAAAATGGTATATAATAGGGTCGATTATGTAAGTAAGGGAAGTTGATTGCACCCAGAATCGTCCAGCTCTCATCTTCTATCCAGACCACAATCTTTTCGTCATCTCCATCCTTATCCAAATCAATTCGATATATACATTCCCAAACCTTATACTTCTTAGTCCAATAATCCTTGCTCATTCCCTCTAACTGACCCTTATCGTCAAACCTATACTTGAGGTCTTCAACTGCATCTTCATCTAATTCCTTCTTGTTTTCAAGCTCTTTCCAGCTATATTCCTGCTCCTCAGCCATAAATGGTGCCTTACGCAACCCTTCTAATCCCTTAGTCCTTACAGGTATCCAGAACTTGGCTAATTCTACAAATGATGGCTTGGGTGCGGAATATGTCGGTACAGTATAATCTACCCTTAATGTCTTCTTCTTCCCCTCTTCTAATGCCTTTACTATTCCTTTCTGGTTCTCCCACTCATTTGGATAGTTCTCCTTGAACTCTGTCAATCCCTTGGAACCCTCATATTCCTCATCATCCTGTATTCGTTCCGTTTCGTATAACCAGGGTAACTTGAGTATTCCACCATCTAAAAGCGTGGCAGAATGAACCACCTTGCCTACTTCTTCCTTAGCCTTCATCTCTATATCCATCTCGTAATCAAGCATATCTTCCTGTTTCTGACAGGTTTCAAAGGCATCCTTAACCTTCTTGGCTACTCCCGGTCTCGGACTAATAGAAAATATGGGGTCTGATTCAAAAAATGCCTGTAATATGCGGTTCTCTACCATATTGCAATGCTTTAATGTTAAATGAATGTGAAGATTGAATGTCTGTCCAAGAGGTCCTTCTCTATCCTGAACTACACCCCAATACTGGTTTCCGTATGAAGTCCACTTGCTCTCTAAATCTAATGATTCTCTTTCCGACCCGATATCTTCAAGACAAATCTTTGAACCGGTAAGTATCTCTTCCTTGTTCTCATCACTTAGGGTGAGGCTGGTAAAGAATTTAGGTATCTCATCTTCCTTTTTTGAGGGAATAACCTCAAATGTTATATCTTGCTTTTCCAGTTCATTCTTTTCGTCCATCTTGTCCCTTCTGACCGAAGATTCTCTGCCAATCCTCAGCACTTACAAATAATGGCTTAATTGCTCCATACTTAAAAGCTATATCCCTTACCTTTGAACCGCCCTTTTCACTCTGCGTTATATCTCTGTTTCGTTCTTTTAACTCGTTATGAGCCTGCTCTACACTTCGCTTCTTAATTTCTAATGGCTGGTTCAGTTCGTCTTTAAGATTCATTTCTTCCTTTTCTTATGAGGCTTCTGCCCAGTTGACTTGATACAAATAGCAAATGCACTACTCTTTGACTTGCCTTGCTTCTTAACCTTTTTTACGCACGACATCAACTTTTTAGGCATTATCTCATTCTTCCAATCGGGCCTTTACCTTTTCCTCTGCCCAAACCACGACCCTTTCCCTTTGACCTTATCTTACTTCCAGGACACCGTTTCTTCTTCTTCATAAATCCTCCCTAAAGTAATAATGGTAATAGTTTGATACCTATATCAACCGCTGTTTTAATCCAGTCCGTATCTCCACCAGCTTGAGGAGCTCTTCCAATTCCTGCTGATTGAGCCTGTTGACCACCTTGTGAACCGCCACCAAATAAGCCACCCATTCCTCCGCCACCCATTAAACCACCTAAAGCACTCTGTATCATATTCTGACCACCTGATATGGCGTTCTGAACCATATTACCACCGCCACCCATCATTCCTGCTAATCCACCACCTGCTATTCCGCCTCCTAAGGCACTTAATAGCCCAGAACCAAACATAGTGTCCCAACCTGTGCTCTGTCCTTGTGGTCTGCCACTACTTCCACCAAGCCAATCAGGTAATGCTCCACCTCTAAATATATCGTTTGGAAACGGGAATTTTTGTCTCGGCTGTCCAGCAGGAGACATTGAAAAGGGTAATAAAGGCCTGTCAGCCGAAGTCTGTCTTGTAGGGAGATTATACATAGTCTGCCTTCCAGACATATTTGGTGATAGTTGTCTATGACCAAATTGGTTTATCTGGTCTTGCCCAGGCCAGGGTAATAAGGGTTTAGAGCCATATCTACCCGCACCACTCATCTGCTTGAGCCTCTCCTGTTCCATCTGCCTTCTAAAATCATTACCTAATACCTGTCCACCTTGAAACTGTAACATTATCTTGCCCCCCAGCCCAATCCTGCATTAACATTGTCCTTCCAGATACCTATAGGAAGTTTCTTGACCTTATGTATCTTAAGTATGTTTATAACCACATATTCCATCGCATTCATTAGATGAGAATAATAATCGTGTTCCGGCTCTTCCTTTGAAGTTGGTGTGCCATCTTTATTACTCGGATAGTGATAACCACCCAAGAACCCATCAATTATAATCGGGCAGGTCTTATTCACTATCAATCCCGGTATTCCGGCTATCAAGGTTGACATCTGCCTCTCTATTAACTCTTTGCGTTCCCTATATGTAGAAGCGCGACTGCTTCCCGTTATCCTGTTCTCTGCTAATATCTGAACCGAAGTCTTTTCACTCTTATCTGTCTTTTGTATTCCAGCCGGGTCATAATAAGTCTTGAACTGTTGTTTAGGGAAATGCTCGTTCTCAAATGCTATTATCTGCTTGGCAAACTTATCTATCGTTATCTCGCTTCCAAGCAATTCAGCTAATACCATAAGCCTACCCGCTACATCAAACTGCATCCAGACGCAAGCAGGGTGCCACCAACCAAAGTCTATGCCTCTAAATATCGTTTTTCCCTTTAAATAGGTCAAGTCTCGCTTGTGCAAACTCTCTCTGAAGCCATCATAGAAAGGCTTGCCATCCGGAGTGAACCCGAACTGACCATCTAAATACTTCTTGCGCCAAGATAAAGGCATCTTCTCTAATGTTTCAATATACCCGGAGGGAAGATATTGCTCGTTCTCATATGTTGAAGCGTGTATAAGCTCGTAATCAGATGTGGGCTTCTCTACAAAGCGTTGATATATCCAATGGTCTTTGTTGGGTGGGTTAGAAGTAAGAAATCCGCATTGTCTCCCGGTTCTATTCAAGCTCAATCTACCTTGAAGCCTATCAAATACTGTCTCTTGTATCTCTTCAGCTTCATCTATATAGAAAAAACCCAGGTTTAATGAACCCAGGCCAATACCATCTTTAAGCTCGCGGAATATAATCTCGGAACCTCCCTCTAAATATAGGTGATGTTCGCTCTTATTATAATTCTTGATTAAGTCTTCAGGGCATATCTCTAAAAAGGTCTGAAGTGTCGTATCTCTTAAATCGCAGAAGTCCTTCCTACCTATCAACCCGAAGTTGTTTGGAAATGCTAAGCTCTGTATTAAGGCTTCAGCACATCCTGAGTACGTCTTTCCGCTTCTCCAGGCTCCCAAGAACAATCTGTATTTAACTGAAC